TCAAGAGTCGTTAAAAGCTTGGGGAGACCAACGTTGGAGAACACGCAGTGGCAAACCTAGCACACAGGGTTCAAAAGCAACTGGCGAGCGGTATCTCCCAGAGGCGGCAATCAATGCTCTTACACCTGCTGAGTACGCTGCGACAACAAGAGCTAAACGCGCTGGGAAACGCTCGGGAAAGCAATTCGTCAAGCAACCAAAAGGCATTGCTGCTAAAACCGCGAGGTATAGATAATGGCAACTAAAAAGTTTCCTGATTTAACAGGCGATGGGGATGTGACCAAAGCGGACATCCTCAAAGGTCGTGGTGTAGAAGGTTTTAAAAGCGGTAAATGGATTCAAGCTGCGATCAAAAAACCGGGAGCACTTCGTGAACAGCTTGGTATTAAAGGTAAAAAGCCGATTCCTGCGAAGATGCTTGATAAAGCTACTAAGGCTCCGGGCAAACTTGGGCAAAGAGCTAGGCTTGCTAAAACGCTCCGAGGAATGAAGTGACAACAACTTCAGGTACGACAGCTTTTAATCTCGATCTAAACGAGATTATTGAAGAGGCATTTGAGCGGTGCGGGATTGAGGTGCGTACTGGATACGAACACCGTACGGCTCGTCGTTCTATGAATTTGATGTTTACTGAGTGGGCTAACCGGGGCATTAATCTGTGGACGATTGAGCAAGGCACGCCTATTGCTATGACCACGGGTACTATTACGTACGCGCTTCCGGTAGACACAGTAGATCTCATCGAACAGGTTATTCGTACGCAGACTGGAATCCCCCAAACGGACATCAATATCACGCGTATCTCGGTGGATACCTACGCCACAATACCAAACAAGAACGCTCAAGGTAGGCCCATTCAGGTTTGGATCAATAGGCAGTCAGGGGTACTGACACCCACTGGATTAGCATCACCTACGATTAATGTTTGGCCTGCGCCAGATCAAGACAACTACTACACCTTTGTGTATTGGCGACTACGTCGTATACAGGATGCTGGTAGTGGTGCGAATATTCAGGATGTGCCGTTTAGGTTCATCAATTGTTTGGCTGCTGGGTTGGCGTACTACTTGTCACTGAAGATCCCCGAAGCTGCACAGCGTGTACCTATGCTGAAAGACATGTACGACGAGCAGTTAAGGCTTGCGCTAGACGAAGACCGCGAGAAAGCACCGTTGCGACTCGCACCCCGACAGTTGTTCTACTGAAATGCCTAATCGGTTTGCATCAGGTAAGTGGGCTATATCGCAGTGCGATAGGTGTGGCTTTCGGTACAAGTTGAAGGAACTACGTGGGCTTGTCATCAAGACTAAGAACGTCAATATTCTTGTCTGTAATAATTGTTGGGAACCCGATCAACCGCAGTTGCAGCTTGGTATGTATCCTGTGGACGATCCACAGGCGTTGCGGAATCCTCGCCCTGATACAACGTATCGCGTTGCCGGTCTAAACGGGTTGCAGATCAATACAACGACGACGCAACTAGGTAGCGGAGACCCCTCTGGAGGTAGTAGAATCATTCAGTGGGGATGGGCACCTGTGGGTGGGGCAAGATCTTATGACACAGGTTTAACGCCGAACAATCTTGTGCTGGGCATCACGCTAGGCACTGTTACTGTAAATGTTACATAGGAGTCTATGATGGACAAGAAAGACTTAGCCCAAGACAAGAAAATGATTGCTGGTGCAGTACACAAGCATGAGAAAGCCAAGCACAAAGGTGCGCCGCTGACTAAGCTTCGTAAGGGCGGTAAGACTAACGCCGAAATGAAGACTCTTGGCCGGAACATGGCTAAGATTGCTAATCAGAAATCACCTTCTTTTAAGTACAAGATGGGGGCGAAATGAAACACAGCAAAATGCCAACACCGGTGCCCGTTAAAAACACAAATAACGGTTACCCAAATAACATACCCAACACCCAGACGGTAAAGATCCGGGGAACCGGATGCGCCACGAAGGGCACAGGTGCTTCTAAGAAGATGGGCTAATGAACTACGCTACTCTTTTCAAAACGATTCAAGGTTATCTGGAGAACGACTTTCCGTCGTTTGTAGGTGCTGATTCGTCTGGATCGGGTACAGCGACGTTGACTACCAAACAGCAGATCGATACGTTTATTAAACAAGCCGAACAACGTATTTTTAATTCGGTTCAGTTCCCATACTTTAGAAAAAATCAGACTGGTACACTTACAGCCGGTAACAAATATCTAGCAACACCTCCAGGGCTTAATAACGATGGGGATTTTTTAGCGGTTTACGAACTTGCCGTTATTAATCCTACAACAGGGGATTACGAATACTTGCTAGATAAAGACGTAAGCTATATTCGTGCTGCGTACTCCAACCCTTCGACACAGGGCGTTCCCAAGTATTACGCATTGTTTGACGAAAATACACTGATTCTTGGCCCAACACCTGCCGCTGCGTACACGGTAGAACTGCATTATTTTTACTATCCCGAGTCCATTACCACCGCAAATACAACTTGGCTTGGTAATAACTTTGATTCGGCACTTCTCTACGGCTCTTTGGTTGAGGGCTACACCTATATGAAAGGTGAAGCTGATGTCATTGCCAATTACATGAAGCGATACGAAGAAGCCATGATTCTTGCTAAACGTCTTGGTGATGGTATGGAGCGTCGTGATGCTTACAGGTCTGGTCAGGTCAGGATGTCGGTGAACTAATGGCTTTTACTGGCAACTACACATGTAATTCCTTCAAGCAGCAATTGTTTGAGGGAGATTTTGATTTTTCTTCGGGTACGACACAGACCTTTAAAATTGCGCTGTACACCAACGATGCCACCCTTGATCAAACCACAACGGCTTATACGGCTACTGGCGAGGTTGTGGCTACGGGGTACACGGCGGGTGGAGAAGCCATCACTCCTTCACTTGCTATTGATAGTTCCACAGGCATTGCTTATATTGACTTTTCTGATGCTTCTTGGAGTGGTGCTTTCACTGCTAGAGGTGCTTTGATTTATCGGGTTACGACTGGTAATCCAGCAATTTGCGTACTTGATTTTGGTTCAGATAAGACTTCGACAACCACTTTTGTAGTTGAGTTTCCACCCAATACAAGCACGGGTGCGCTCATTAGACTTTCATAGGAGAACCAATGACCTTTTTTGCTGGTGTTAAATCGGACCCGCCTGTTGTGAAAATTACCAACACGAGACCGCTTGAGAAAGAACTGTACAAAATGATGTGGAACCGCCCTGAGTACAGGGTTGTTGCTCCGGGGGAGCATGTTGTCCATGAATTTTTACGTCAAGCTCAACCACCAGCAGGAGCATCCGTACTTGATCTCGGGTGTGGTACAGGTCGTGGGGCGTTGGCGATGGCCTTTTTCGGTGGCCTTGATGTCACGATGGTGGACTTTGCAGATAACTGTTTGGACGAAGATATTCGCCCTATGTTGGACACGCAAAAGCACTGTATGCGGTTTCTGGAGGCCGATCTCACACAGCCTCTGTCGGTGCAAGCAGTGTACGGTTATTGCACGGATGTCCTTGAGCACATTCGCCCGCATCTTGTTGATCGGGTATTGGATAACTGCCTAGCTTCTTGTCAGCATGTGTTTTTCCAGATCTCCACGGTTGATGATGTGATGGGGGATCTCGTTGGGCATAAGCTGCACTTAACTGTTCAGCCTTTTGCTTGGTGGTTGCAAAAGTTTATTGATCGTAAATGCGTCATTCATTGGTCTAAGGACGCAGGCGATAGCTGCATGTTTTATGTATCGAACTGGATCTCAGGTTCGGATGTTGTCAGTGCAGGTGTTGTTAACACCGAAGACGAAGTCATCAAGGCCAACGTCGCTCACAATATCAAACTAGGGTTTACACAGGTTCAGCCTTATCCGACTAACGACACGGAAGTCATGATTGTGGGTGGTGGACCTTCACTGGCAAGAACCTTTGACCAGATTCGTGAGCTTCGTGAGAAAGGCGTTAAACTGATTGCAACGAATAACGCTTATAAGTATTGTATTGACCGGGGCGTGATGCCCTCCGCTTTTGTCATGGTCGATGCTCGTGAGTTTAATAATCGGTTTATTGAACCTATCATCCCTGATTGTAAGTATTTTTTAGCTTCGCAATGCCATCCTTCGGTGTTTGATAAAGCACCAAAAGACAGGACTTACATTTGGCATACGATGGCGGATCTACTTTCGCCTATGCTAGCTGAGCAATATAAAACATGGTATCCAGTCCCTGGAGGCTCTACCGTATTGCTACGAACCATTCCCTTGTTTAGAATGTTAGGATTCAAGCGTTTTCATCTTTTTGGATGTGACTCTTGCCTTGAAGAAGGTGCCCATCATGCCTACGAACAGAAAGAAAATGATGGTCAAGCAGTACTCCCTGTAGGAGTCGGTGGCAAGATCTTCTACTGCAATCCCTGGATGGTTTCTCAAGCCCAAGAATTTATCGACACGATCAGATCCATCGGGGACGAGATCGAGTTAGAAGTTTATGGTGAAGGATTGCTTCGCCATATTTTGGAAACCGGCGCTTCCTACGCCGATTTGAAGGAGCTTTAAAATGGCTGCATCCGCATGGCAATTATATAACTCGGCCAAACGCTATATCGGCAACGGTACGATTACGTTAGGTGCTGGTGTTTTTAAAATGGTCCTGGCAACGTCTGCCAGTAATACATCCACGTTCACGCTTAGTACCTACGCGTCAATCACTAACGAGATTGCACAGCAGGGTGGCTATGTTACAGGCGGTCGGGACATTCCTCCGGCAACCGGTAAGTGGACGGTTGGGGCGTCGGCTAAACAGATGAAGTTCACGTATTCAACTATTGGTTTGACCTTTACCGCTTCTGGTACGGCGTTGGCTAATATCAAGTACGCGGTCATCCGTAATTCGACAGGCGCTACGGCAGGCAAGCTTTTGTGTTTTTGCCGTTTGTCTTCGTCACAGTTTACTGTTTCTTCGCCTAACACGCTTACGATCCTCCCTGCTGCAACCGGCGTTTTCACGCTGACCTAATAAAGGATTGCTGTGGCGACTGAAACCGGCTGGAGTCGGGGCAGTTGGGGTTCCTATGGCTGGGGGGTTGGGATTCTCATCACCCCGGATGTGGGTTCGCTTACGCTTGCTGGGGCAGCGCCTACAGACATTGTTGCTAGTTCGGTAACACCAAGCGTTGGTGCGGCAGTTCTTGCCGGTTCAGCACCTTCTGTTGTTCAAAGCACGGTCATAACTCCCGATACGGGAGCAGTGGCACTTCTTGGGTATGCGCCTGAAACAACAGGACAGGTTTCTGCTACGCCTTCGGCAGGTGCGGCAACTTTTGCCGGTGTAGCACCCACGATTACTGTTTCGGATAACCGAGAGATCACACCATCTTCGGGGGCCATTGGGTTCTTATCAGGATGGGGTATTGAAGGCTGGGGGCAAACGCCTTGGGACGGTGGCGGTGTTGCGCCTGTTATTCAACAGTCATTCTTTGTTACGCCTGCTACAGGCGAGCTTGCTGTTGCAGGGCATGTACCGACACTGCTAACCAACTTCCGCATCACTCCTGCGGCGAATGATCTCCTCTTTGTTGGGTATGCACCTACGGCTCAGACGGGCGGGATTATCACGCCATCAACCGGGGCGCTGTCGCTTGTCGGTGCTGTACCTACACAGGCACTTACTTCAAGTCCGGGCACTGGGTCGGCGGTTATTGCTTCACAAGCTCCGCTTGTTGATCGTGGTATTGTGCCAAGCACCGGTGCAGCCGTTATTGAAGGCTTCCCGCCTGTCTTTAATATTGGTCAGGATAAGATCCCTGACACAGGTGCAGCCGTCTTTGCAGGCCATGCACCAAGTCTTGTTAGAGAAAATGTAGTCGTACCGGATACCGGGGCGTTGTCTGTTGAGGGCAAGATTCCTGAACAGGCTATTACTTCGTCCCCCACCACAGGTGCGATAGTTGCTGAAGGATATGCCCCAGTTTCGTCAATCGGAACTATAATTACCCCAACAGGTGGTGCGGTTCTTGTAGGGTCAGCTCCGGTTGTCGTCGTAGGGGGCTTTGTTGTAACACCTGACACCGGTAGTTTAAATGTTGTTGGAAATGTTTCACCCTTTGAAGTAGGCTTCAGAATTTATCCCGATACGGGCGGAGCGATTTTTGTGGGTAACACTTCCACCGTTAGTAATCCCAACTGGACACCTGTTAATGATTCCCAGACACCCAATTGGGTGCCTGTAGCTGCGTAGGAGCATCAAAATGGCAAGCACATGGTCAGACCTTAAATTTGAGTTAATTGGTACGGGTGAGCAAAGTGGCACCTGGGGTACAACGACAAACGCAAATATTGGCGACGCTATCGAACAAGCGATTGGTGGAAAAGCTGATATCACGATGTCGAGTACTTCGATCACTATCTCACTTACCGATACAACCGCGCTCCAGAATGCTCGCGCTTTGTATTTAAATTTGACGGGCACTCCGGGCGGTGCGGCGACATTAAATGTACCTGCGGTACAGAAGTCGTACATTGTCTATAACAACACCACAGGCGGGTTTGCTGTAACCGTCAAGGTTAGTGGACAGACAGGTGTGTCAGTGCCCAACGGGAAAGTCATGGTGCTCTATGACAACGGCACGGATGTGGTAGATGCGATTACGCATCTAAGTTCACTGACGCTAGGTTCTGCGCTTGCGGTTGCTTCGGGTGGTACAGGTGTTGCGACACTAACGGCAAATAACGTCGTTCTTGGTAACGGTACTTCGGCTGTTCAGTTTGTCGCACCGGGGTCTGTCGGTAATGTACTGACTTCTAATGGTACGACTTGGACTTCGTCGGCCCCTGCTTCGACTTCTCCCGGTGGCTCCGACACGCAAGTCCAGTTCAACGACGGCGGCAGTTTCGGCGGCGACGCTGGCCTGACGTACAACAAGACAACGGATACCCTAACCACGAGCGTTGTCGTTCACGGTGCAGGCTCGGCTAGCGCACCTTCCATTACAGCCACCGGAGACACCAATACAGGCGTGTTCTTCCCTGCTGCGGATACGGCTGCGATTAGTACGGGTGGGACGGAGAGGTTAAGGGTTGATTCAAACGGTAGGCTTTTTGTTGGCGATACATCCGTTATAGAAGATGCAAAGTTTGAGGTTGTTGGCGCTAAATTCTACACAGTAGGTATTCCTAGGGCGCAAATTGCGGCAGTTGACAGCACTGCAATTGCCACTGGAGTAGGCGGTGCAATTAATTTTGTCGGTAAATACACCGGCTCAACTTACACAAGTTTTGGTTCTGTTGAGGGTTACAAAGAAAACGCAACGGACGGAAACTATGCGGGATCACTAGTCTTTAAGACTAGAGCAAATGGTGGTAATCAAAACGAGCAAATGCGGATCGACTCCTCCGGCAACTTGCTGGTTGGGACCACCTCTGCCGTCACAGGCAGCAAGCTGGTTGTAGACACGGGTGATGCGACGATCTACGGAGTCCGGGTAGGCCGTGGCGCGGGTGCTGTGTCCACCAACACTGCGGTGGGTGCGAGTGCGTTGGCGACGAATAGCACAGGCTCACTCAACACTGCTGTTGGGTGGCAGGCTCTCTTGGACAACACTACCGCCTCTGGCAACACCGCTGTTGGTTATCGTTCTTTAGAGAACAGCACTGCTTCTGCCAATACTGCGGTCGGTGACAGAGCGCTTGTCTCAAACACCTCTGGCGCAAACAACACCGCTGTTGGAACACAAGCACTTACCGAAAACACCACTGGCGCAAACAACACCGCTGTTGGGTATCAGGCGTTGGATCTGGCTACTAGTAGTGACAATGCGGCATTTGGAGCTGCTTCACTAGGTGCTAACACCACAGGAAGATATAACGTGGCAGTTGGAGCTAATGCGGGTGGTAGTGTAACAACGGGTACTGACCATGTATCTCTTGGTTTTAACGCTGGCAACACTGTAACCACTGGTTCATATGGTGTTTATATAGGTTCTGGAGCAACGGCATCGGCTTCTTCAGCAGGTAGCGAAATAGTAATATGTCATTACAACGCAACAGGCAAGGGATCAAACACAGGGTATATGGTTCCGGGATCTGGGGGTATGTACCAAGGCAATAACTCCTCTTCATGGTCAACCACCTCAGATCGCAGGCTCAAGAAGAACATCGTTGATAACAATGAAGGTTTAGATGTTGTAAGCCAGATTCGGGTTCGCAACTTTGAGTACCGTTTGCCGGAAGAGGTTGATGCTGAACTCAAGCCAACGGATGCTGTAAAAAAAGAAGGCATCCAACTTGGCGTCATCGCTCAGGAACTTCAAGAAGTCTGCCCTGACTGCGTGAAGGAAGAATCCACCGGCGTATTGTCAGTCGATTCCGATAACGTGTTTTGGCATATGGTTAATGCGATCAAGCAATTGAAAACCGAACTCGACTCGGTGAAGGCCGAGCTTGCAACCCTCAAAGGAGCTTAATGATGTCTGAAGTTATTGAAATCCCCGCAAAAGAAGAGCTTGACCGTCACTTTTCAGCAATGGGTGACTCGGTTGATCTCATCAACGCTATTGTGGCTGGTCAGGTTAATTTCACCGCAGAAGAAAAGGCTGACTGCCTTGATAGGAACGTCAGACACCTTGAGATCATGAAAGCTAAGGGATGGTTTGACGGGTATGACATGTCGGCTGTTGATGCGGCGATTGCGGCGAGTGCGGCTTATCAGGCTTCCCAAGCATGAAAACACTAGACTTTAACCTGACCGTGGAAGAGGCTAATCTGATCATGCAGGCACTGGGCAATTTACCTTATGCACAGGTATCAGCTTTAGTGGACAAGCTGCGTGAACAAGCCAAGCCTCAGTTGGAAGAGGCGTAATGGATGACAAGACCCACGAGTTAGCCGTTCTCAAGGCGCAAGCCAGAATCAGGCTAGAGGAACTCAAGGCTCAGGACTCAGCCAAGGAAGTTGCTGGTAAAGCGATTGGCGAAGATGGGCTACTTTACATCTTCCTGATCGTACTTGTGGGTGTTGGTGCGTCCCTCTTTTTAGAAGGCGAGAAGATCGCGGCTGTCATGGGTTTGCTTGGCGCGTCATTGACCGCTTTGATTCAGATGCTTAACGGCATCGCCGGAACCGCGCCCAAGCAAGAAAAGCCAGAGTTTGAAGTCATCAAGGATCTTATCCATCGTCTTGACAAACTAGACCGTGCCGAGCAACCCATGCAAGTGGATGTAGAAGGCACTAAGGTAACAGTTAAGAAGGGCCAAGATGTTGTAACCGCTAAGGGGTAGTCATGCTTTCACTGTTATCAACGCTTGGCGGTTTGCTGATCTCGGGCCTGCCTAAGCTGCTTGATTACTTCCAAAACAAAGCCGACCAAGCCCATGAGCTTGAGTTAGCAAGGATGCAATCGGAGCGCGAACTAGCCTTAGCCAAGGAAGGTTTTATAGCCCAACAGCGGGTGGAAGAGATCCGCACAGATCAGATTGCCATGCAGACTGACGCTCAAATGACAGTCGCTGCGCTAGACCATGACAAGATGGTGATGGAGAAAAGCTCCCGGTGGGTTGTTAATTACATCGGCACTGTACGTCCTAACGTCACTTACTTGCTGATCCTTGAACTGATTGCTGTTAATGCGGTACTCGCTTATTACGTTTGGCACCACCCCCACCTTGTCCAATCTATGGACGACCTGATCAAAGTTGCCGAGATTATCTTCTCGGACGATGAGATGGCGATGATAGGTACTATACTAGGGTTTTGGTTTGGCTCTAGGAGTTGGGGTAAAAAATGACTATCGGCGTATACGCAGTTGTTAACAAAATCAACGGGAAGGCTTATGTTGGAAGCTCGAAACAGGTAGAGCTAAGGCTTATCCATCATAAGTCATACATAAAAACAGGATTGTTTCTTCACTATCAAGGTTTTGAAGAGGATGCAAAAAAATACGGTGTTGATGCGTTTGACTTCAAATTATTGAAGGAAACGGAAACTATACAAGAGGCGAGAGAGTTGGAAGAGGCTTTTTTGGAACTATTTTTAGATAAGCTATACAACAAATCACCAGACGCGAACGGATCTTCTGGAGTTAAACGCGACCCAGAAGTTTATAAAAAAGGAGCGGCTAAACGCCTTGCGGATCCAGATTTTACGTCGCGCTTGAGCCAAGCGTGCAAAGGAAAAAGAGAAGTTATAACTTGCCCTCATTGTGGCCTTTCAGGCGGAGGCGGCAATATGCGTCGCTATCATTTTGATAAGTGCAACAAAAAGTGAAGACAGGGCAAGCCGGTATTGAGTTGATGCACCAGTTTGAGGGACGCAAGCTCAGGCCTTATCTTTGCCCTGCTCACCTGTGGACCATAGGATACGGCCATGTGCTGTACCAAGATCAGATCAAATTACCGGTAGTGAGGAAAGATGGTTATACCGGCATTATTCGCAAGGAGTACCCGCTCGCAGCCAAAGATAATCGTGCTTGGACGCAGGAGGAGGTTGATCGCCTTTTTGAGGATGATCTCGTCAGTTTTGAACGCGGTGTTTTGCGAATGTCTCCTAATCTTGCTGGCAATCAGTCACGCTTCGACGCTGTGGTTTGTTTTGCGTTCAACTGCGGGGTCGGTAATTACCAGCGGTCTACAATAAGAATGAAGAACAACCGTGCCGACTATGAAGGTGCGGCAGAAGCGTTTATGATGTGGACTAAGGGCGGGGGCAAGGAATTACCAGGATTGGTGCGCCGCCGTAAAGCTGAAAAAGCTTTGTATCTACGGGGTGCGTAATGCCATTCCTCAAGCTCAATTTTAGACCTGGGGTCAACCGCGATCAAACGAGCTATTCCGGCGAAGGTGGTTGGTACGAATGCGACAAGATCCGATTCTTTTCAGGCTATCCACAAAAAATCGGTGGGTGGGAGAAAGCTACTTCGTATTTCTTTTTTGGGGTATGCAGACAGTTATTTAATTGGATTACCTCATACAACGACAACATGCTTGCGTTGGGGACCGACAGTCACGTTTATATAGAAGTTGGTGGGTTTTACTACAACATAACGCCTATAGAAACTTCAGGCACTACAGTAAATACGACGACGTTTGCCGCCACTAACGGTTCTTCCACGATTACAGTTGTAGATAGTAGCTGTCCAGCAAATCGTGCTGTAGGTGATTTTGTTACCTTTAGTGGGGCGGCAAGTCTTGGTGGGAATATTACGGCTGCTGTGATTAACCAAGACTACGAAATAACAGAAATTGTTAATGCAACGTCTTATAAAATATCTGCTAGATCTGCAAACCTGAATACTATCGTACCGGTGCTCGCTAACAGTTCGGACTCTGGTAGTGGGGGCGGCGCCGTAACAGCGGTCTACGGTATATCTTCTGGTTACCCGCTTACAACTTATGGGTATGGTTGGGGTGTAGGAGGTTTTGGGTCGTTTGCTTGGAGTTATGGCGGTAGTAATCCTATTGCTTTGCAACAACGTGATTGGTGGTTTGATAACTTTGATAATGACCTCGTGATGAATATTCGTAACGGGGCTATTTATTACTGGGAGCGTGGGTCAATTAGTAACCCAACAACAGCGTTAGGAGTTCGTGCTGTTTTATTATCCTCACTTACCGGTGCCGCGAGTGTTCCTACTACAGCCATGCAAGTGCTGGTATCCCAAAATGATAAACATCTTCTAGCCTTTGGTTGCCAGCCTTATGGTGGGGCATCAACAGATTTTGATCCGCTTCTTATCCGTTGGGCAAATCAAGACGAACCACAAAACTGGGCACCTAATACGACTAACTCTGCTGGGTTTCTTCGCGTATCTAGGGGGTCTAAGATTGTCCGTGCGTTAGCAACACGCCAAGAAATTTTAGTTTGGACAAACTCCAGCCTTTATTCGATGCAGTATCTGGGTACAACCGATGTGTTTGGTATTCAAGAATTAGCTGACAACATATCCATTATCGGGCCACGTGCGGTAACCACGGCTAACAACGTCACGTACTGGATGGGGCAGGACAAGTTCTATGTGTATTCAGGTCAGGTGCAGACATTACCTTGCACACTACGCCAGTATGTCTATCAAGATATAAATTTTGCCCAAGCCGATTCTATTGTGTGCGGCACAAATGAGGGGTTTACTGAGATTTGGTGGTTTTACCCTAGTGCGGATTCCAATTGGAATAATCGGTATGTCATCTTTAACCACTTAGAAAACGCTTGGTACTACGGTGAGATTGTGCGTACGGCTTGGCTGGATACGGCACTTCGTAGTAATCCAATCGCTTGTAAAACAGGTGAGGATGAAGATGTAGGTTATGTCTACGCGCACGAAGATGGAGTCAATGATGACGGCGCTCCAATGACCTCATATATCCAATCTTCGGACTTTGACTTGGGTGATGGTGAGCAGTTCATGCTTACCCGTCGGTTGTTGCCTGACTTTAACTTCACGGAGTCAACAGCCGCTTCACCGACCGTAACGATGACTATGCGTCCTAAGAGGTTCTCAGGAAGCGCTTACGCAAACACAGCGTCAGATACTCAGAGTGTAACGTCTAGCAGCGCAACGATTGACCAGTATACAGAGCAGGTGTTTATACGTGCCCGTGGTAGGCAGATGGCGCTTAAGGTTGAGTCTACTGAGTTAGGAGTGCAATGGCAGCTAGGTTCGCTTCGTCTTGACGTACGCCCGGATGGTAAGAGATAGTCATGGCGCTTGTTGGGTTCAGGGCACCTGCGCTACCGCTACCGCCTCCGCAGTACGACGTACGTCAGCAAAACGAGCTTAATCGTGCATTGCGTTTGTACTTTAACCGACTGGATTCGTTGTCTCCTAACGAGGCACAGTCTTATCGTGCGAATCAATTTATTGGTGGGTCATTTAATGGGGTCAGTGTAACCGCAAGCACGCTTTCGGGGTTTGGATCTGGACTGGTTGTGCCATACGGCGCGTTTCAAGATAGCACTGATCAAATTGCTGCGAATACAACAACTGCTTATCCAGTAACGTACAACACGACTGATTATTCAAATGGAGTTTTTGTTGAGAGTAGTTCAAGAATTACTCCTTATATAAGCGGTTTATATAATCTTCAATTTAGTATTCAATTAGTTAATACTGATTCACAAATTCATGACATAGATATTTGGTTTAGAAAAAACGGTACAAACATAGCGAACTCAAATTCTAGGTACTCCGTGCCAAACAGTCATGGTGGTATAGATGGGCATCTAATTGCCGCGCTTAATTTTTTTACAGAGTTAAACGCTAGAGACTACATAGAAATCATGTGGAAAACTGACGATGTCGCTGTTAGTATCCAAGCGTTACCTACTTCGTCTAGTCCAAGCAGGCCCGCCATTCCTTCTGTAATTGCAACGCTGTCATGGGTTTCTGCTATTCCTAATCGCTTCGTAATTAATCCAACAAAGTCTCTTACACTAGCTGGCTATGCGCCAACTGTGACTATTGCTTGAGGTAAATCATGGCTATAACTTCTACAGACAGACGTGCTATTGAAGGTGATCCAATAGACGCTCCTTTATATACTCAGTCGCAACTCAAACAGTTAGCCGATGCCGCAGCACAAGCCTATTGGTCTGGTTCTGGTGTGACGCTACAAGAAGCTGCGGGACTTAGAGCTATCCTTGGAAATCCGCTTCTAACAAATACTGAGCTTGCTGAAACAATTTCACAAGCTTTTGGTGGGCAATTATCTGCTAATACAATCCAAGCAGCATTAGCGGGTAGGGATTTCTCTCCCCCTGAAGTCCGCGCACAAGTTCAACAAGAGGGTATACCTGGGTATATTGAGCCTGCGGATACAGGGGGTACTACAGGGGGTACTACAACCACTACAGGGGGTACTACA